GCAACACTTCTTTTAACATTGATTCCAACTCAAGATGCAGATGATCTAGATGGAGAGTTTACTGTTTCTTTATCAGCAGCACAAACTGCAACACTACGGACAAATGATATTTTTGATATTGAGGTTTCGTTACCAGCAGATTCAATAGTTTGGACGGTAGCTCAAGGCAAACTTATTGTCCTTGAAGATGTGACAGCATAATGGCCTCTATTAAGATATACGACAAAAGGCCAGTATTTACAAAAAGAATTGAAGAAGATTTTTCAATTAAAACATCTATAAGCGCACCAGCAAAAAATGTTGTAATTAACTCTGTACTACCCTTTAGAATTAGATTAACAGCAATACGTATTGAGGCTGGTGGTGCAACTAATATTCCACCCATACCGTTGCAAATTATTGGTTACAGCAACTATATACTTTAATATAAATGTGATATAATGGGCATATGTCAAAACTACCATTAGCCACAGTCAAGACCACATTCCAGACAGGTGATCGTCCAACACAGACGGATTACGAAAATCTAATTGATTCAACTGCTGCACAGGCAACGGATCTTGGAACAACTGGAAATAATGAAAATACAATTAGCGATATTCAGAATGCAACTGTATTTGATAACTTTGATGCGACAACATGGCGCATGGTAAAGTACTTAATTTCAATTAAGAAGACATCAGCAGGGGACAATAAGTTCTATGCTACTGAAATGACAATTCTTGTTGACGGTACAAATGTAAATGTCAGCGAGTACGGAACAATAGACACCGATGGGAATATTGGCACCATTAGCGTCTCTAGGGCTGGAAATACAGTTAATCTAACTGTGACTCCAGTAGGGGGAATTACGCCTATAACCCTGCGATTTGCTCGCATGGGATTAAAAGCATAACCAACAAGGAGATAAAAAATGGCAACAGTAACAAAAGATTTTAAAATTAAGTATGGTCTTGTTGTTGAAGGCACCACAGCAACAGTAAACAACTTTAGCATACTTACAAGGAGCACAGCAGACCAAGAATATATCGTTGGTCTTATTGGTGGAACTGCAACATCAGCAAATACAATAAACACTGTTGTAAAGCGTGATGGTTCAGGAAACTTCGCTGCTGGAACAATTACAGCTGCCTTAACAGGTAACGTAACTGGTAATTTAACTGGTAATGCAAGCACAGCAACAACACTTGCTACAGCAAGAACTATCGCTGGTCAATCATTTGACGGTAGTGCTAATATTAGCATTGCCCCAACAAACTTAACAGGAGTAACTGCTACAGCAGCAGAAATTAACATTCTTGCTGGAACAGCAGTAAGCGCCACGGAACTTAACTATGTTGATGGTGTAACTTCAGCAATCCAAACTCAATTAAATGCTAAAGCTGCTGGATCAGATCTTACAACTCACACAGGAGCAACAGAAGCACACGGTGCAACTGGTGCGGTAGTTGGAACAACAAACACACAGACACTTACAAACAAGACACTAACATTACCAAAGATTAATGAAGATGTTGCAGTTACATCAACTGCTACAGAGCTTAATATTCTTGATGGTGCAACACTTTCAACTACAGAGCTTAACTATGTAGACGGAGTAACATCTGCAATTCAAACACAGATTGATACTAAGGCTCCTACTGCATCACCAACCTTCACAGGTACAGTTTCTGGTATTACAAAGTCAATGGTTGGACTTGGAAACGTAGACAACACCGCAGATGCTAACAAGCCAGTTTCAAGCGCTGTACAAACAGCACTTGATGCAAAGGCTCCTCTTGCATCACCAGCCCTAACAGGTACACCTACTGCTCCTACAGCAACTGCAGGAACAAATACAACTCAGGTTGCTACAACAGCATTCGTAGGACAAGCAGTAGCAGACCTTGTAGGAACAGCAGCAGAAGCATTAAATACACTTGGAGAATTGTCAGATGCACTTGCAGATGATCCAAACTTTGCTACAACTATTGCTACATCAATAGGAACAAAGGCTCCAATTAATTCGCCAACATTTACAGGTACAGTAACACTACCTTCAGGAACCGTTACTTCTGGAATGATTCTTGATGGAACAATTGCAACAGCAGACATTGCTGATTCAGCAATTACATCAGCCAAGATTGCTAATGGAACAATTGTAGATGCAGATATTAACGCATCAGCAGCGATTGCTCAGTCTAAGGTTGCAGATCTTACAACAGATCTTGGCCTTAAGGCTCCACTTGCTTCTCCAGCACTTACTGGAACACCAACTGCACCAACTGCAGCAGCAAACACTAACACAACTCAGGTTGCAACTACAGCGTTTGCTAAGGCAGAAGCTGATGCAGCAGAAGCTGCAGCAATTGCATACGCAGATGCACTTACAACAGCAGATGTAGCAGAAAATACAAATCTGTATTACACCGCTGCCCGTGCAAAATCAGAAGCAGCAACTCTTCTTGCAAATGCCACTAAGACAAACATTACAATTACCAAGGATGGATCAGATAATCTAACAATTACCGCAGAAAACGGTGTTGCTGATTCTAATACTGACCAACTTACAGAAGGTACAACAAACCTTTATCACACATCTGCTCGTGCTAAGACAGCAGCAGCAGAACTTTTGACTGGTGCAACACTTTCAAACATCACAATTACAGGAAATGGTTCAGGACTTACTATTACCGCAGAAGACGGTATTGCTGGTAAGACAACTACTGACCTTGCAGAAGGTACAAACCTTTACTTCACAGATGCTCGTGCTCGTACTGCGGTAGATGGAACAGCTCGTTCATTTACAACAGTTGAGATTAACTCACTTGCTAAGCAGGTTGCAGCAACACTTGTTGTACCAACAGCAAGTGCTTCAAACGTAGCATATGCTTTTCCTAAAGCAACTTATCGCTCAGCAGAGTTCTTGGTAAAAACTGCTTACGGAACACACACAGAAATATCAAAGGTTCTTTTGACACTTGATACTTCAGACAACATTGCAATTACTGAATACGGCACAATTGGAACAAATGGTGCAACAATGACTATCTCAGCGGGTATATCAGGAGCAAACGTACAACTATTAGTAACAACTGCTAACAACTCTTCAACAGTTTCTGTTGTAGGAACACTGCTAGCTTAATCTAATTAAAGGAGACATCAAGTGGCAACGGTTAATAAAGACTTTAAAGTAAAGAATGGCTTAGCCGTTGTCCTTGGTGGATCTTTTGGTGGTACAGTAACAGTAGCAACACCAACAGAGTCTTCACACGCAGCAACAAAAGCTTATGTTGATGCAGCATCTGGTTCAGGTGCTATTCCAGTTGGAAGCACATTTCCAACAAGTCCTATAGAAGGACAACTCTTCATTGATTCTGTAACAAAGAGAATACATATGTATCTTAATGCAACTTGGATTGCAGTTGCAACCCTAGAAGATGCAGAATCTTTACAAGACCACATACATGATACTGCAATTGATGGTACTGGCTTAATTGTTAGTACCTTTGTTGCTGGAGGATCTTATGATGAGCCAGGAGTACTTGTAAGCGCAGGAAGTTATAGCGACACCACATGGGAAAACACATGGGATGGCGGCACATCAATAGATAATTTCAACTAATTATCTGATATAATACTATTACATCACCAAAGGAGATCAGTAAATGGCAACAAGAATGCAACAGCGTAGAGGTACTGCAGCACAGTGGATCTCTACAAACTCAGGTAACGGTCCAGTACTAAACCCTGGCGAAATTGGCTGGGAATCAGATACTAACAAGTTTAAGATTGGTGATGGAGTAAATCACTGGATTAACCTTCCTTACTTCGTTGATCTTAATACAACAATTGCTGGCGCTCCAGGACTTCTTAACTCTCTTGATGAACTTGCAGCTGCGATTGGTGATGATCCAGCCTTCTTTACAACAGTTGCCACAAATTTAACTAACCATCAAAATGATACAACAGCTATTCACGGTATCGCAGATACAAGCCTATTGGTTACAACAACTGGCACACAAACCCTAACTAATAAGACCATTACTACTCCAGCAGGACTAGTAAAGGGAGATGTTGGTCTTGGCAATGTTGATAATACAACAGACGCTAATAAGCCTGTTTCAACTGCTACTCAAACAGCTCTTGACCTTAAACTTGCTTCAGCAACAGCTGCAACAACTTACGCACCACTTGCTTCACCTACATTTACTGGTACAGTAGTACTTCCAGCTGTTAGCGCAACTGGGCACATTATTCCTTCTGTAGATAATACATACGACCTAGGTTCTCCTACAAGAATGTTTAAGGATATCTATGTTGGTCCAGGATCTCTATATGTTAATGGACAAAAAGTTCTTCAAACTGTCTCAGGTGACGTTATTATTACTGCCGATGCTAATGAAAACTTAGCATTAAGAACAAGCGGAAGTGGTAATCTTGAACTAGATCCAACAGGAACTGGTGTTGTAAGCATAAAAGGTCCACTTTCTATGGAAGCAGGCTCTAATATATCAAGTGCTGATGGTAATGCAGTTACATTTGGCGGTGCAATCAATACTGACACAATTAGCAGCAAAACAGCAAATACAGATTTATCTATAACTGCAAACGGTACAGGAAAAGTTTATCTTAATGATAATGCAGAAGTAAGTGGAAACCTTGTTGTTGGTGGAAATCTAACAATCAGTGGAACAAGTACAACTGTTAACACCGAAACAATTTCTTTAGCCGATAATATTATTGACCTAAACAGCAACTTTACTACTGGTACTCCAACAGAAAATGCTGGACTAAGAATTATGCGTGGAGACTCAAACTCAGTTCAAGTTCGCTGGAATGAGTCTACTGATAAGTGGGAGTTTACAACTGATGGAACAAACTACTCTGTAATTGCAGGTCTTGATTCTCCTACCTTTACAGGAACTGTTTCAGGTGTAACAAAGTCTCACGTAGGTCTTGGCAACGTAGATAATACTTCAGATGCTAACAAGCCAGTTTCTACAGCAACTCAAACTGCTCTTGATCTTAAGGCTTCAACTTCTGATTTATCAACTCACGCTTCAGATACCACAAGTATCCACGGTATTGCAGATACAAACGAATTAGCAACAAAAGAATATGTAACAACTGCAATTGGTAACTCAGAATCAGGATACTCAGCACTAGGTGGTGTTGGAATTAACTGGAATGGAACATCTGAGCAGTTTGATATTGATACAGCAACCACAGCAGACCTTACAACAGCACAGACATTAACAAATAAGACACTTACATCTCCAGTAATCAACACTCCTACTGGAATTACAAAGTCTGATGTAGGTCTTGCAAATGTTGACAACACAACAGATGCAAATAAGCCAGTATCAACCGCTACTCAAACAGCGCTTAATCTTAAGGCTCCACTAGCCTCTCCTACCTTTACAGGTACTGTTTCTGGTGTTACAGCAACACACGTTGGTCTTGGAAATGTTGATAATACATCAGACGCTAACAAGCCAGTTTCAACTGCTACTCAAACGGCACTAGATCTCAAGGCTCCACTGGCAAGCCCAACATTTACGGGAACAGTAAATGCAGCAGCACTTACTCTTTCTGGAGATTTAACTGTAAACGGAACAACTACAACAATTAATTCAACCACTCTTTCAGTAGATGATAAGAATGTTGTTCTTGGAGATGTAGCAACTCCTTCTGATGCAACTGCTGACGGTGGCGGTATCACACTTAAGGGTGCAACAGATAAGACATTTAACTGGGTTGACGCTACAGATGCTTGGACTTCATCAGAACATATTAACCTTGCTTCAGGTAAGACATTAAAGTATAATGGAACTGACCTAGTTGCTGCACAGTCTGGCAACTCAGGCAAGTACCTTACAACAGATGGAACTTCAACTTCTTGGGGTACTGTATCAGGGTACTCAGCACCAACACTTGGATCAACTTCAGTTGCTTCAGGTGCAACAGTAACAACAATTGCTGGACTAACTTTAACAGCACCAACACTTACTGGAACAGTAACTGCATCAGGAGATATTAATCTATCTGCTGCAAATGGTCCAGGAAGTTTGATTGACGAATTGGCACTCATTATGATGGGCGCTTTGTAAAACTAACATACCTAGGAGGTAGGAACTAATGGCTACAACAACTAAGGCACTCTTTCGTGGAGCAGCTACAACAAATACAGCAACAGTTCTGTATACAACACCAGCATCAACAACAACGGTATTGACAAATATTATTGTCACAAATACCGCTGCAACAGCTGGAACATTTACACTAGCAATTGCTGGAACTGCCGTTGCAACAACGGTAGCAGTAGCAGCTAACAGCATTACAAGCATTGATCTAAAGCAAGTTCTTAATGCAACTAACACTATTACTGGTGGAGCATCTGCTACAACAGTTAACTTTCACCTTAGCGGCATTGAACTTTCATAATTAAAAAATCTTTATTGTTTAATTAATAGAACTAATAAAAGGAGAAGTAAATGGCTATTCAACAGATACCTGTAGCAAGTTTAAGCTCAGGTACATCAAGCTTAAATAATTTTACAATTATGACTGAAGCAAATGGTCATTCAAGAATTGATCTTACACAAGTTTTTCCAGCAGGCACCTATGTTATTGCATCTAAATTACTTGATACATCTTACGACATTTATTTAATTGCTGAAGATGGAACAAATGCTGGATATTTAGCAGCAAGCTCTTATATTCAGATGACAATTACAGCATCCAAAGCATTTAATAAAGTCGTTCTATATGGTGCTACAAACAATGACGTTTTAACATTTGAGTACAGACCAGTATTTAGTGCAACTGGCGCATCAACTTCTGAATTTGCAGGTGCCGCAGCAAGAGCAACTTCTATTAATTCTTCAGATCTTCCAAACCAAAATAATACAACCACAATAACTGGACAAAACTTTGCAACTGATGTTGAGGTTACTTTTACTGGAACTGACTCTGTTGCAAGATCTGCTAAATCTATTTCTCGTACAAATTCAACAACTCTAGTTGTAACCCGCCCAGACGATATGCCAACAACATACTCTCCTTATACTATTACTGTATCAAATCCTGGAATCACCGCTCCAACTTCTTCAAATTCACACAAACTTACAAATTCTATTACTGCAGGTAATGCTCCAATTTGGGTAACTTCTGCAACTCTTACTGCATACAAGAAAGACCAGGCTTATTCACAGATTATTCAGGCAACAGATTCAGATGGCGGATCATCTGTAATTTATTCTATTGTTTCTGGAACACTTCCTACAGGTGTATCATTTAATACATCTACTGCAACATTTAGTGGAACTCCAACAACAAATACTGCAAGCCCATATTCATATACAATTCGTGCAACTGATGCAGGTGGCAACTTTGTAGATAGAGCTTTTACAGTTCAACAACTAGTTCCAGACGCTCCAACTGCACCAGCAGGAACAGATATTGGAACAAGTCGGGCATATAACAACGGTGCAGTGTCTGTAGCATTTACACCAGCAGCTACTGGTCCAGCTGCAACATCATATACAGCAACTGCATATTTGGCTGGCGTAGCAACTGCATTTACAACAACAGGGGCATCAAGCCCACTAACAGTTCCTGGCCTAGCATCAAATACAGCATACACATTTGTAATTACTGCTTCAAATGCATCTGGAACTGGTTTAGCTTCAACAGCAAGTTCATCAGTTACAGCAACAACAGTTCCACAAGCACCAACAGTTGGAACTATGAGTATTACTGGAACTACTGCTTCTGTTCCTGTAACAGCCAACGCTACTGGCGGTAAATCAATAACTAGCTATACAGTATTAGCAAATACTGGTGGATTTACTGCATCAAGTGCATCATCTCCACTATCTGTTGCAAGTCTAGGCTTTGGTAATACTTATACTTTTACAGCTACAGCAACTAATGCAAATGGAGTGTCAGATGCATCTTCTGCTTCAAATGGAGTTGCACTAACATTCCCAGCATCAGATTCAGATAATTTTAATAGAACTACAAGTTTATTGCTTGGAAATACTAGCGGTTCTGGACAAGCTTGGACCACTCGGCGTGGTACTTGGTATGCAAATGGATCACAGGCACAAAGTGATGATGCAACTTCAACAGTTGCAATGGCAAGCATAGGTACTACTTCTTCAAATGTAACTGTTTCTGCAGATGTAACTGCTGGAACAGGTATTGCCTGGTATGTTTCTAGTGCAAGTTCATGGTGGGGAGCTGTTCCATATTATGTATCATCAACAGCAACAGTATGTGGAGCTTCAAGTGCAACAGGATCATCCAATCCACCATCAGCATCTTGTTGTGGATCAGTAACAGCAAGATGTAGATATAGATGGGTTTCTCCATTAGGATGTGGAACTGCCTATGATTGGGAGTCAGGTTATTGCTCAGGATATTCTCCAGGGTATGATTGGCTTTCTTCTTGGTGTGGAGCAACTGGATTTAATCAAATGATTCAATATTATGATTGCCCCACAAATGGAAGCCAAACAACCTATGGTACTTATATTAGAGCATATAACAACGCAGGAGTTTCTAGCGATAGCCTAGTAACATCAAATACAAGCTCTTTCAATAATATAAACTCAATGAAAGGTGTTTCTGCAGGTGGTTCTGTGGTTGTTTCAGCATACTCTGGAAGTGGGCTCAGTTCTCAATTAGGATCAAGCTTTACATATAATGGATCACCAGTAGCAGGTTTTGGTATAATGAAAGGTAGCGGAGGAAGTCAGCAAGGATCAGTTGTAGATAACTTCTCTGTCGGATAAAAAGGGGTAAAAAATGGAAAATGAACAAAAACCAGCTAGACCATGGGATCTATGGAACAAAGAAATTGGAAGAGTTCAGACAGAGGTGGCAGATCAAAGAATGTCAATTTGTAATGACTGCACTAAGTTTATCAAGCTTTCTGGACAATGTAAAGAATGTGGGTGTATAATGAAGATGAAGACAAAGTTACCCAATGCTTCTTGTCCACTTGGCAAGTGGGGCATTGAAAAAATAGAGTATAGAATAGGAAAATAATATGTCAGAAGATATACAGTTAAGTCAAGATGTTCCACCAATTACAATAGCATTTGTAATTGATGATCACGTTGTAGATATGATAAAAACAGATGAAAGACTAGCGTCAATTTTTTTAAGTAATCCTAAAATAATTGATATAACAAATGATAGAAATTTTTCAGAGATTCAAGTTGGAACAGAGTACCATGATGAAACTGGATTTTATGTTGACGGAGAGCCAACAAACTATACAGAAACTCCAACTGAATAATAAATAATTTATTATTTATTTTAAAAATATAAATTATAAGGGTGGAAATATGAAAAAAACAATAAAATATTATTTTTCTAATAAATTATTAAATGATTCAATTGTTGCTGCAAAAACTTTAATACCAGAATGGTATAAAAATGTTAAGCCAGCAAATTTTAAAAAAGACAATAAGCATAAAAATGTAAAAAATTGTGTTCCATTTTTAGATGCTCTTTCTATTGGATATATGATAACCTTACCAATAGATTTAAATGTTTTACCTACAGAAGACTACACTTCTGTTCTAATAGATTATGGTCTAAAAGACGAGGGATATTTTGATGTATATCATCGTGAAGAACATTCAATTCCATTTCCAGAAGATGTATATGAAATAGAGTTTATATGGAGGATTGCAAACTCTTTTAAGCTTCCAAAAGGTTATTCTGCACTACTTACTCATCCACTAAATAGAAATGATCTTCCATTTATATCCTTAAGTGGAGTTGTTGATTTAGACGAAGGTATGCCAAAAGGAAACTTTCCATTTTATATAAAAAAGGGGTTTGAGGGCAAAATTCCAATGGGAACACCAATCATTCAAGTAATACCTTTTAAAAGAGATTCTTGGAAATTAGAACAGGATGATTCTTTATCTGAACTAGACGCAAAGTATCACTTTCTTACAAATAGAGTAAATAATGGTTGGTATAAGAATAATATGTGGACTAGAAAGTCATTTGAATAATTAGACAACTTCTTTAATCTAAAAGTGCTATACCTAATGTTAAGGTATAGCCTTTTTGTTTTACGCTTGAAACCATTAAATAATTGTGTTATACTTAGGTACTACTTCGCAAAATCAGAAGTACTCATCTAATTTTACTTTGAAAGGTATATATAATGTCAGAAAGCGTATTTTCGTTTCGTCTATCAGAAGAATTTGTAGCTAAGTATCAGTTTACTCCCGCACCGTTTGGATTTTCAGATGCAGGGTCTAACTCACTTGGAGAGATTACTTTTATCCGTACATATTCTCGTGTTAAGGAAGACGGTACAAAAGAACGCTGGCATGAAGTATGTCGCCGTGTAATTGAGGGTATGTATTCAGTACAAAAGAATCATGCTAAAGATAACCGTCTACCATGGAATGACAACAAGGCACAGAAGTCTGCACAAGAAGCTTTCCAAAGAATGTTTGAATTAAAGTGGACACCTCCAGGTCGTGGTCTTTGGGCGTTTGGAACTCCTATGACTATGGAGAAGCGTAACTCTTCATCCCTTCAAAATTGTGCAATGGTGTCTACAAGAGACCTTGACCGTAACGATCCTGGTGCATTATTTGCATGGGTAATGGATGCATTAATGCTGGGTATTGGAGTTGGATTTGATACCCTTGGACAAGACAAGAAGATGGCAATCTATGCACCTACAGAGCCAGAAGCAACATATGAAATTCCTGATACACGTGAAGGTTGGGTTGAATCAGTTCGTATGTTGATTAACTCGTTCCTACGCCAGAATCAATCAATTCAGCTTTTCAACTATGACCTAATCCGTCCTCTAGGAGCCCCTATTAAGGGCTTTGGAGGCGTTGCTAGCGGTCCAGCACCACTTATTGATCTCCATACACGCATTCGCAATGTAATAGGCTCTAGAGCAGGAGAGTTCTTGGATAGCCGTGCTATTGTAGATATTGTTAACCTTATTGGTACCTGTGTGGTATCAGGTAATGTTCGTCGTTCTGCTACCCTTGCACTTGGCACAGCAGAAGACAATGGTTTTATTAATCTTAAGAATCCAGAAGTATTTCCAGAGCGTAACTCCTATGATCCAGAAAAGCCAGGTTGGGCATGGATGTCAAACAACTCTATTTCAGCAACAGTTGGAACAAAGTATGAAGACTATGTAGATCTAATTGCTGATAACGGAGAGCCAGGCTTTATTTGGCTTGATGTTGCAAGAGAATATGGTAGATTGAAAGATGCGCCAGACTATAAGGATTCCCGTATTATGGGATTCAATCCTTGTGCGGAGCAGCCATTAGAGTCATACGAACTTTGTACACTTGTAGAAGTGCACTTGAATCGTCATGAGTCTAAGGAGGACTTCCTCAAGACATTGAAGTTTGCGTATCTTTATGGAAAGACTGTTACTCTTATGCCAACACATTGGCCAGTAACAAACGGTATTATGCAAAGAAACCGTCGTATTGGAACATCTTTGACAGGTATTGCATCATTTGCAGACACATATGGTCTTCCAACAACCCGTGAATGGATGGACGAAGGCTATGAAAAGATTCGTCACTACGATCACAAGTACTCAGAGTGGCTATGTGTTCGTGAATCAGTTCGTGTAACAACAGTTAAGCCGTCAGGATCTGTATCACTTCTTTCTGGTGCAACTCCTGGAGTTCACTGGGGACCTGGTGGAGAATTCTACCTACGTGCAATTCGTTTTGGAAACACTGATCCAATGCTACATCTTTTCAAAGCTGCAGGGTATAAGATTGAAGCAGATCTAGTATCAGCAAATACCTCAGTAGTATATTTCCCAGTTGCTTCAGGACACAAGCGTGCAGAGAAGCAAGTAAGCTTATTTGAGAAGATTGGTTTGGCAGCAACTGCTCAGAAGTACTGGTCAGATAATGGTGTTTCTGTAACACTATCATTTGATAAAGAGAATGAGAAGAAGTTTATTGCTCCAGCTTTAAATATGTACGAAGGCCAGCTAAAGGCTGTATCCTTCTTGCCAATGGGAGACAAGGTTTATCCACAGCAACCTTATAGTGAGATATCAAGAGAGCAATATAACTCATACGTAGGAACAATCGGTAAGATTGATTGGTCTGCTATCTATGATGGTGTAGAAAATCTTGAGGCTGAAGGAGAGCAGTATTGCTCCACAGACGCATGTGAGATTAAACTGTATTAATGGTAACGCACTGTTCACTTTAACACTTTTATGGTATACTTGTGGTTATGACTACAGCAAATAATCCATTAATTAATCAAAAGACTGGTCTGCCTATTGTAGGAAATGTCCGTAAAAAGGTCATTGAAAAGAACTATGACTGGGGGCTTTATGTATACAAGAAGTCAACTGGAAAGTGGTTCACTGACGGTAGCGGTAACGTTTTAAACATTGAGTCAATGCGTAACGACTTTACTAAAATTGCGGAACTTAAAAGTGCAGCAAAGCACTATGGTGATCCAGGTGATGGTGAAGCAGTATTCGTTCCTGGACTAACACGTATTTCTGATGAAGAGCATTCAGAGCAAGCTGATAGAATGTCTAGTGGTTTAATTCCTTCAATGAATGACCTTGGGGCATGGAAAGCAGCACAGGATACATTGAACGTTGCTGGAAGAGAGGCTTTTGATGAATGAAGATATTGATTACACATACATTTCTGCAAGTTTAAATACCCAGGATGAAAAGCCTAATGTTTTTAAAGAGCAAGACCCTTTTAATAAAACATGGGATTCACTAAAAGATTATTCTGGACTAGATCAAAACTTTCGTCGTAGAACAACAAGAAATATTGGTAAGGCAGACTATACATCTGGACAAATATCTAGTGTAGATGTAAATAGCCCAGCATACCTTGGCTCAGCTAACGCAACTCCAACAGGTGTTGATGCTTCATCAAAACAGATCAATCCTGGAACGGTATACAGAAATGGTTACGGACTATTTGATGTAATCACACCTCCATACAACCTATACGAACTTGCAAACTTCTATGACACTTCATTTGCTAACCATGCTGCTATTGATGCAAAGGTTGCAAACATTGTTGGACTTGGATATTCCTTTGAAGTAACAGACCGCACAATGCTTTCATTTGAAGGTAAAGAACAAGGTGCTACAGATAAAGCACGTAAGCGTATTGAAAGAATGAAACTTGAAATGCGTGACTGGCTTGAAGGTCTAAACGACGATGATTCATTTACAAAGACAATGGAAAAGGTTTACACAGATATTGAATCTACTGGAAATGGATACATTGAAGTAGGTCGTACTGTAAATGGAGAGATTGGTTATATTGGACATATTCCTTCAGCTACCATTCGTATCCGCCGTTTGCTAGATGGCTACATGCAGATCATTGGACAAAAGGTTGTTTATTTCAGAAACTTTGGAGCAAAGAATACAAACCCAGTAACAGCAGATCCACGTCCAAATGAGATTATTCACATCAAGGAATACTCTCCATTAAATACATATTATGGACTTCCAGATATTGTTGCAGCACTTCCATCTTTAGTTGGAGATCAGCTTGCATCACAGTACAACATTGACTACTTTGAGAACAAGGCTGTTCCACGTTATGTCGTAACCTTAAAGGGAGCAAAGCTTTCTAACGAAGCAGAAGATAAGATGTTCCGCTTCTTGCAGACAGGCCTCAAAGCTCAGTCACACAGAACTCTTTACATCCCACTTCCTGGAGATACAGATCAAAACAAGGTTGAGTTTAAGATGGAACCAATTGAGAATGGCATTCAAGATGGTTCATTCAAGGAGTACCGCAAGCAAAATCGTGACGATATTCTTGTTGCTCATCAGGTCCCAATTTCTAAACTTGGCGGTACAGATTCAGCAGCAATTGCAGCCTCTATTGCACAAGATCGTACATTCAAGGAACAAGTTTCACGTCCTGCACAGGGTCATCTAAATAAGGTTATTAGCAAAATCATCAAGGAAAAGACAGACATACTTGAGTTAAGATTTAATGAGCTTACACTCACAGATGAAATTACTCAGTCACAGATCCTTGAGCGTTATGTTAAGACTCAGGTAATGATGCCAAATGAGGCTCGTGAAGCAATTGGACTTCCTCAACATCCAGATGGAGATACTCCATTTATCATGTCTCCAAGACAAGCAACAGATGCTGCTGCAAATCTTGCAGGGAACAGACAAAGAGATTCAGAAAGAACCAATAGCCAATCTGATGGTACTGCAACTACAACAGGACGCAATCCACAGGGTGAAGGCAGAGCGTCTCAATAATTGAGAAAAGCATAAAAAGGTTTGGTATAATAGAATCGTCATGAATATAAATAAAGCACATTGGACAACTAATGGCGACAACGTTCGTCTATCTATGCCTCTCACAAAGGTTGATGAAGGACGTAGAATTGTCTCTGGTTTTGCATCTTTGGATAACCTAGATAAGCAAGACGACATTGTAACTACTGAAGCTTCTATGGATGCTTTTGCTAAGTTCCGTGGAAATATCAGAGAGATGCACCAGCCATCTGCAATTGGTAAGATGGTTTCATTTAAAGAAGAAAAGTATTTTGATCCAGAAACAAAGAAGTTCTATAAGGGCGTATTTGTTTCAGCTTACATTTCAAAGGGTGCACAAGATGCCTGGGAAAAGGTTCTAGACGGAACTTATACTGGTTTTTCTATTGGGGGACGAATGAATAAGTGGGACGATGGTTATGACGAAAAGGCAGATAAGCCAATTAGAATTATTAAAGAATATGATTTGATAGAGTTGAGTCTTGTTGATTCCCCTGCTAATCAGTTCGCAAATATTATGTCAGTTGAAAAAGTTGACGGTGTAGATACAATCACAGGATCATCAGCAAACACAATTGTTGAAAATGTATTCTGGGATTCAGAGTCTGGCATTGTTACTATTTCTGAGAACGAAACAGAAGTAAGCCCAGTATCTGGTGAAGAAATGAAAAACATTGGATTTGTTGAAAAGAATGATTCAGAAAAAACCACAATGATAAAGTTCTTAGTTGATAGTGCAAAAGGCATTAGAACAATTAAGATAGCAAAGGAGGATAATCCTATGACAGAAAATACAGAAGTAGTTGCAGAAGCAACTCCAGAAGTTAATGAAGTTGAGGTTGCTCCAGAGGCTCCAGCAGAGGCAGTTGCAAAGTCACTAGAAGTTACAGAAGAAGTTGTAGCAGAAAAGTCAGATGCAGTTGTTGAAGAGGGTAGTGCTCCTTCTATTGAAGAAGTAACAGAGAAAGCTGATGAAGCAATTATTGAGGTTGCGTCAGCAACAGCAGAAGTTGCCAAAGCAGTTTCTGAAATTCAGAACTCTGTAACTAATGCCTTGAGCGATCTTGCAGCAACAGTAAAGGCTATGCAAGCCAATGTTGATGCAATTACAAAGTCTCTTGAATCCGTAACAGAGGAAGTTAAGGAAGTTAAGGGAAGCTTTAATGAGTTTGGAAAGACCGTAGATGCCGTAGTTGCAGATACCGCTTTCCGCAAGTCTGGCGATCTCGGCGAGATTGTACAGGAATCACCTAGCGTGATTCAGAAATCCCTATGGGGCGGACGTTTCCTCAAAAATTCCGACCTATTTAACTAAAACAAAATCACTAGGAGGTGAACAATATGTCAGAAACAACAAACACAGATCTTCAGAAGTCTTTTTCTCACCCAACTGGTGACGGCGTTGCCGTATCAGGTGGAATCGGAGGTGCAGTAGCACGAGGACCAGCTGGAAATCTTTCTCCAACAGATGTAATGGGTAACATTGCAACTGCAAACTTTGGAGATTTTTCTGGACCAAACGCAGTAAACCCATCTGGAACTCCAGGCGGTATTCTACTACCAGAGCAAGCTCGTCGCTTCATTGATTACGTATGGGATGCAACTGTACTAGCTCAAGATGGCCGTAGAGTTACAATGCGTGCAAATACAATGGAACTTGAAAAGGTTAACGTTGGAGAGCGTGTCATCCGTGCAGCAGCACAGGCACAACCTACATTTTCAAATGCAGGTGCAACATTCTCTAAGGTTGAACTTACAACCAAGAAGATTCGTCTAGACTGGGAAGTTTCAACAGAAGCACTTGAAGATAATATTGAAGGCGGAGCATTGGAAGATCATCTAGTTCGCTTGATGACAAATGCATTTGCTAACGACATTGAAGACCTAGCCATTAACGGCGACGGTTCAACAGGCGATTTCCTTTCAATCATGCAAGGTTTCGTTTCAAAGGTTAAGGCATCTGGTTCAGGTGCAAACGAGTCAATCGTAACCGTAGCAAACAACGCATGGACAACAGAAGTAATGCAGAACATTATTCTTGCAATGCCACGTAAGTACCGTGCAATCAAGTCTAACCTAAAGTTCTACGCAGGTACAGATGCATTCCAAGGAATCGTCAAGAATAACGGTACACTTGCAGACGCAGTAGCAGAAGCATTTGCTAATCGTCCATCAGGTACACCAGCAAACCGTCAGGCATACCTTGATGGTGGAGCACAGACATTCGGCGGAGCACGTACAACACGTGTTCTCGGTGTTGATGTTCAGGAAGTTCCTTACTACCCTGCAGGTTATGTAGATCTTACATTCCCTTCAAACCGTGTATGGGGATTCCAGAGAGATATCACTGTAAACCGTACATACCAGCCAAAGAAAGATACAATTGAATACACAGTATTCGTTCGTTTCGGTCTTCAATGGGAAGAGCTTGATGCAGTTGCTTACGCAGATGCAGCAGCAGAATCATAATATTTGATTCCTAGACGAGGAGGGTAGAGAAATCTGCCCTCCTTTGTCATATTCTGATATAATAGCAGTGGAGGTCAATCATGTCATTAGTAGAAGAATTAACAAAGAAAACTGTCTTTGAATTAAGATCATACGCAAAAAAAAATAATATTGACCTATTTGGGGTAAGCAAAAAAAATGATATTTTAGAAGTAATATTTAGCTTTGTACCAAGAGAAGTAAGCAGCACAGTTATTCAACCAGAGGCAGCAAAAGAAAAGGTTGCAGTATATTCATTACGCAACCTTAGCTGGATTGGTGTTGGAACTTTGACTGAGGGGTATAACATAGTTACTAAGGAGGATGCTGATAAATGGATAACAAACAAGTCTGTACGTACAGCTACTCCAGAAGAAGTGAAGAGAGCATACGGTAAATAATGGAAATCTTAAGAATACCACCATACCCAATTGTAGCAACTTGGACTTTGCCAACAGCAAATTATAGCTACAAGGTTTCTGTTGAGGATCTTGTTGATCACTCTGTAGAAGAGAGTACGCTTGTTTCTAATGCACAAGGAGTGGTTACATATTCAATTCCACTAGCCAAACTTGAGTATGATAGAAAATTTTTTATTAAGTTTTACGATACAGCAAGAGTACGTGTAATATATGAAGAAAATTTAGACATAATTAGACCATATGTAAACCCATCTACCCTTGGAACAACAGCATCAGAAATTGCAGAATACAAGATGCTTGAGCTTGTTTCAAGATCAATTATTGATTCTCAGGTAGTTGATGGTTTTTATAATGAAAAACATATTGTACAGGCCTCTGGACTAGGATCAGACTACTTGCCAATCTGGGAAAATTTAAATAAAGTCTTAAAGGTTTATGAAAACAATGAGCTTGTATATGATGTTGCTGATGCAACGGTGGGAGATTATGATTATAAGGTTACCCTTGACAATTCAGCCATACAAAGAGTTGAGGTAGATAGATATAACCGTGCAGAAGCCAAGCCAATCACACTTCCAGTTTCTCCTGGAAACCTAGCTTTTTATGGGTATGCTGGAGTAGCATTTCCAAATGGATATGACTATACATTAGTGCTTGATATAGGATATAAGGCTGTGCCAGCAGACATTGAGTATGCAACCAAGCTATTAATTGATGATTTAAAGTGCGGAAAACTAGATTACTACAAGAGATATGTGACATCATACAACACTGATCAATTTAAGATTCAGTTTGATAAGATGATGTTTGACGGTACTGGTAATATGATTGTTGATAAAATCCTTGAAAAGTACAAGAAGAATATAACTAAAATAGGTTTAATTTGATGCAATGCGAAACAACAGACTTTATCTACCCAATGCTTGCAGACATATACTATCCTGTCGTTGAACAGGGTGCATATGGCAATGTAAAAAAGCAATGGATTCTTGATAGATCTGTAGCCTGTAACTTTGCCCCTTCAGGCAGTTCAGGTAAAGAAGAAGTAACTCCAAATGTTAATATAACAAAAGAAAATATTTTAGTTGGAAGAACAAAAACAGACCCTAGAGTAAGCTCAAATAATGCTAGAAACTCAGTAACTAATGTTTTGATAACAAACATAAGAACAGCAACAGAAGAGTCTGTCTATCTAGAAACCTCTGGGCAGAGAGATGGAAGATCAACAATTTATGAAATTGGAACTAACGAAGCAATAGTTGGACCTTTTGGTAATATTGAGTATTACAGAATTGTCCTAAGACGCTCAGAGAACCAGGCAAGTGATCTATAATGAAAGTTATTATGAACGATGCCATGTTTAGAAAAGATATGAAAAATATCATTAACTATTCAGTTGGATTTTTAGAAGGCGTTCAGACAGGAAAAGTTAAATTTTTAAACAATGTGGGAGCGCTAACCAAAGAACTTTTAGAAGACTATATTGATTCAAATGCAAGGGTAAATCCAAAAGCACTACACCATATCTATGAATGGTATAAAGTGGGAAGTCCTGATGCAAGACTATATGATATAAACTACACTATAAGCAACCTTGGCCTTTCGTTTGTGTCAACCGTGAAGCAATCAACATCAATTAAAGATGGCTCATCAGTACCCTTTTATAATAAGGCTAAAATAATGGAAGAAGGCACTCCAGTAACCATCAAACCAAAAAAGGCAGATGTATTGGTTTTTGAAGATGGCGGAGAAACAGTCTTTACTAAAGGCAAGGTTGTAATACAATCACCTGGTGGTACAGCAACCACTGGATCTTTTGAAAGAGTAGTTAATACATTTTTTAATAAATATTTTACACAAGCTTTTTTATCATCAAGCGGTATGCTTCAATACTTTAATAATCCAACGGTATACTCAAAAAATTTATCAGCAGGCAAAAAGATTGGTAAGTCAAAAGGCTTACAAGTAGGATACAGATGGATAGCGAATGCGGGGCTTAGATAATGGCAAACGATAATCTACTAAATACACCAGTGCTCTGGATTAACAAATACCTAGAGTCACAAATAGCACTATTGACAAATATTGAGGTTCCACTATTTCCTTCAACACCTTCTATTCTGGATGATCTAACAGGATCTTTTCCAGCAGGGGGAGCAATGGGCACATGGGACAGACTAATTAAGATGAACCGTAAAGGTTTCCCACACATCAAGTGTGAACAGCTACTATATTACTTTTACGCAACAGCAGAAAATAGCATAGAAAATATGGTAAAAATACAAGAAGCAGTTTTAAGACTCATGGACAGATTTGACGAAAGCGCAGAAGAAATTAATAACTGGTGCTCTAATACACAGATAAATGTTGGAACAGCTGGAGTTCCTGAGTATGTTGACAACATCTTCTATTTCCATAATTTTAAGGTTTATCAGCTTGAAGAGACTAGAGATATTATAGACTTTGGCACAGCCCGTACCTATGGTGGTAATAAGATTATTATTGATTTTGACTACCACCAAAAACCTGTTCTTGATGCCAATGGAAATGACTCTGTAATGAGGTCCAACTGGGCTTCAGAGTTTTTGGCCTCTAAGCGTCAGATTTAATAGCCTTTAAAACACTGTTATAATTGACTTGAGGAAACACAACGCCGTACAACTAAATAACTATTTTTACAGAAAGAGGTGAATAAATGGCATATACACGTGGAACGTCTACCAACATTATCGTTGGAGCAGCAGCACTTTTCGTTGCAGACACAACCCTAACTCCAGGTACACTGGAAACGCCAGTATCAAGCGCATCAATGAAGACTACATTGTCTAACGATGCATCTTATACAAACGTAGGATACACCATGAATGGTCTTGAATTGCAGTTCCAACCTGACTTCGGTGAAGTACAGGTTGACCAAGTTCTTGACGTTGCTAAGCTTTATAAGCAGGGTATGCAGGTTAACCTTGCAACAGCATTCGCAGAAGCAACACTAGAGAATCTTCTATTGGCTCTTGCATATGCAGACTCAAAGCTAACAGGAACAAAGAGCTCATCAGCAGGACGAGCACTTAACCTTTCAGCTGGAGACATTGGAGAATGTCCAGTAGAGCGTGGTCTCGTTGCAGTAGGTCCAGGCACAGGTGACTGTGAAGATTCTGCATACGTAGAACGAGTTTACTCAGCATATCGTGCACTCTCAATTGAGAATGTAACAGTATCTGCAAAGCGTGACGAGGCTTCAATGTTTGAAGTTTCATTCCGTCTTCTTCCAGAAGACGTATCTGGTTCATATGGTAAGATCGTAGATCGTACTTGGACACCAGCTTCATAATAAAAACTTAATAATACGACTTGGCCCATCTCATAAAGAGGTGGGCTTTGTTGTTTTTGTGGTAAACTTAATATACAATGGCAACTAAAATATATAAAACAAAGCGCATCTATTTATTTGACGGTACAGAGATAGAGATAATGCCTCTTAAGATAAAGTATCTAAGAGAGTTTATGGACGTTTTTGATACCATTAAAGATACAAAAAATGATGATGAGGCAATGATGGTTTTGCTAGAGTGCACAAGGGTAGCAATGAAGCAGTACTTTCCAGAGATATCAAAGAATATAGAAGACCTTGAGAATAATATAGATTTACCAACAGTGCATGAAATCTTAGACTTAGCAGGAAACATTAAGATTGGTGAAGACTCAGAAGAAGATGTAAAGACACAAGCCCAAAAAGGCGACCCAGGTCCATCATGGGAAGACTTTGATTTAGCAAAGTTAGAGTCTGAAGTATTTTTGCTGGGTATATGGAAAGACTATAACGAGCTTGAAGAGTCATTATCCTTATCAGAAATAATGGCAATTATATCTAGCAAAAGAGATTTAGATTATCAAGAGAAGAAGTTCTTTGCAGCAATTCAAGGAGTTGACCTAGAAGATTCTGGTAATGAAGACCGTGGTCAAAAAGAATGGGAAAATCTTAAAGCAAGAGTATTTAGTGGCGGAGCAACCAGTGATAGTAATGATGTGTTGTCATTACAAGGACAAAATGCTAAGAAGGCAGGGTTTGGTATTGGAATGGGTCTTGATTATGAAGACACTAGAGACCCAAATCTTATGATATAAAATAAGCGTTATTATGCTATAATTGATCTAAACCTATGGGAGGGATCAACATGGCAACAACTGTGCACGAAGCGCATAAGATCAGTCTAATTGATGGTACAGAAATAACCTTAAGACCACTTAAGATTTCACTTTTACGAAAGTTTATGAAAAAGTTTGAGGGTATTGCAGCAGTAGTAGATGATAACGATAAGTCAATCAACCTACTAATGGAGTGTGTACTAATCGCAATGGAACAATATAAGCCAGAGCTAGCAGGAGACCTTGCTGCACTGGAAGAGATTATTGACTTACCTACCGTCTACGAGATTGTTGAAACAGCATCAGGCATCAAGCTATCTGACGCAGCAGCAATTTTCAGCGGTAACGAAGAATAATCATAACTAAATAAAGAGGTATAGTGAATGGCTGATGTCCAGTCCAATATTAAGGTAAGTATTGATACTACTGATGCACTAGCCAGTATCAAAAACTTACAGAGACAGATATCAGCTTTTCACACCTCAATGGCCAAGAGTGGTGCTGCAGCAAATGCAGTTACCGCTGGAATGCAACAGAATTTACTTAATTCCATAAATGCTACGGGCAAGTTCTCTGCCCAGATGAAAACAATAAGAACAACCACTGAATCCTTTACTAATTCTTTAGAAAAGAATAAGTTCACACTTGGTGAATATTTTAGATACGCTGGTGGAGCATCCAAGACATTTGGTAAACTTTTTAAAACTGAGTTTGATACTATAAATAAGGTTGCAAGAGAAAATGTAAAAGACCTTCAGACACAATATATCAAGATGGGCCGTGATGCAAACGGTGCTATGAAGGCAATTGCTGTAAGACCTCTTTCTCTTGATATGAACGATCTTGCAACAAAGACAATGATTGCCTCTGAAAGGCAAGCACTTCTTAATCAACTATTGAAACAAGGATCTACAAACCTTCTAAACTTTGGTAAAAATACACAGTGGGCTGGTCGCCAGCTTATGGTTGGTTTTACAGTTCCATTAATGGCTGTAGGTTCTGCAGCTGCTAAAACATTTATGGATATGGAAACACAGGCTATTCGTTTTAGAAAAGTCTATGGAGATTTGTTTACACCAGCATCAGAAACTAAAGCAGCTTTAGATGGAATAACAGAACTTGGAAAGCAATTTACAAGATATGGTGTTGCAGTTTCTTCTACAGTTGGTCTCGCAGCCGAAGCCGCAGCAGCAGGCTTTAAAGGACTTGATCTTCAAAGACAAACAGCAGCAGCAACTAAGCTTTCTATTTTAGGACAGGTTGAAAGCCAAAAAGCACTTGAAACTACTATTGCTTTGCAAAATGCTTTTGCAATGTCTTCTGAAGACTTAGCAACAAATATTGATTTTCTCAACGCAGTAGAAAACCAGACAGTATTATCACTTGATGATATGTCAACTGCAATTCCAAAAGCAGCACCAGTTATTCAACAGCTTGGTGGAGATGTTAAAGATTTAGCATTCTTTATGACTGCAATGAAAGAAGGTGGAATCAACGCATCAGAAGGTGCTAACGCACTTAAGTCTGGTCTTGCTTCTATGATTAATCCAACTGGAAAAGCATCAGCAATGCTTGAAGGTTTTGGAATTAATATAAAGAAAATTGTTGTAGACAATAAGGGCAACCTTAAGAAAACTGTTATTGATTTTGCAACAGCACTTAACCAGCTTGATCCACTAAATAGAGCACAAGCAATTGAACAGATGTTTGGAAAGTTCCAGTTTGCTCGTTTATCTACATTATTTGCAAACGTAACAAAAGAAGGAACACAGGCATCACGTGTACTTGACTTAGCTGGATCATCAATACAAGACCTAGCAGCCCTATCTGAAAAAGAATTAGGTATGACTTCAGAGTCTGCAATGAATAAATTTAAAGCATCTGTTGAAAATCTTAAGCTATCACTTGTGCCAGTTGGAGAGCAATTCTTAAAAGCTGTAACTCCAATTGCTGAATTTGTTACAAAGATTCTAGACAAGTTTAATAATCTTGGAGATGGAACTAAAAAGATCATTGTAACACTGACTGCAGTTATTGCAGGCCTTGGTCCAGTACTGCTTATGACATTTGGTTTGCTTGCTAATGGTGTTGCAAATATTATTAAGGGTTTTGTAGCAGTTAAATCTATATTTAATAAGACTGGGCAGTCCTCTGCAACACTTGGTACTGAAGTTAAATATATGACACTTGAACAAAGAAATGCAGCAGCAGTTGCAGCATCGCTTGATCAAGTTCATAGAAATCTTGCACAAACTTTTACATCAGAGGCCTCTGCAGTTGATGCACTTACAAGAGCATATCAAAGATCAATAGCTGCACAATCAAACTTTATACCAACAGGTGTTCCAATAGGTCGTGGACCAATAAAGAAGAGAGCAAAAGGAAAGCCTTCAGTTGTTGGCGGTACAGGAAACAAAGATACAGAACTTTCATTACTAACTCCTGGAGAAACAGTAATTCCAGCAGACATGTCAAAAAAGTATGGCTTCCTTATCAACGGAATGATTGCTGACAATATTCCTGGATACATTAAGGGCAAAAAGAGAAAAGGTATTTCAGAAAGAACAGCAGATGTTCCAGTATTTGGAGATCTGTCAATATTTATTCAAGATAGGGCTGAAAATCAATCACAAGGTGCATCAGCTCCAGGACTAGAACAAGTTCTTGCTCCACTAGTTGCAAGAGTTGGAGAAGCAAGAGGACTTGGTTTTAGCCAACAAACACAAGCACAATATTATCCAGGAATTATTGAAGAATATAAACCAGTTGTACAAACATTTGTTGATAATCTAAAATCTGAAATGGACAGAACAGCAACTACAATTACTAGTGAGTCTGAAAGATTAGCAAGAGCTTGGCAAGTAGCAGGAAAATCTGTTGAAGCAGAATTACAAAAAATTCCAAATGAAGTAGAGCGTGGCACAGTAAGACAAGCGCTAGGAGTTGAAGCTGACTCATATGGTTCTGTTGCTGGCGATTTTAGATCAAAGCATGGCTGGGGTGGAAGAACTGCAAGACATGCATCAGGCAAAGGACCAGCTTCTTATGTAGATCCAAATTATAGAAAAGGTACATCTGCAGCATATGAGATGATGACTGGTAAAAAGGTTGATAGTAGCACACAAGACTATGGACACGTATTTGATATTAGAACACGTAAAAAGCTTGGTCTTCCAACAACGATACCTCTTGAAGAATTAAGAACAGATCCTTCAACAAATCCATCTACTATTTCTACAATAAACAATTCTATTCTTAGAGAAGAAGAAAAAGCTGCACGTAGTCGTACAGTTGGTCAAGCAGCAACAACTACAGAAGAGGCTGTTAAGGCAGTAAGAAAAACAGCTAAAACTGCATCACCATCAAAGCGTACTATTCCAGTTGGTGAAGACATTGCTCGTGGACTTTCTGAGGGAATGAAAAAAGAAACACCAAGAGTTGTATCAGAAGCAAATAAAATGACAGATGCTGCTGTCAAAGGAACTAGAACACGTAGATCAGCATCACGTCCACAAGGTGCACCATCTACACCTGTAGTTCCAGGTAAAAGAGTTCGGAGATCATCATCTCGTTCAGGAGGAACAGTAGGTCCAAATGGCCAGATACTTCCTGGTTTTATAAGTACTCCAGACAATGCAAATATGTTGCCAATAGTTTCTAAGCCAGGACCGCAATCAAGAGTTTCTCGTATGAGAGGTATGGCAACTAACGTTGGATCAAAGTTTGCTGGAAAAACTGCAGGACTAGGTATGGCAGGATCAGCAGCAATGATGGCTGGATCATTCCTACCTGGAAAAGCTGGACAACTAGCACAGCAAGCAATGCCAGTAGCATTTGGATTACAAGCATTGCAAATGGCACTTAAGCTTCCTATCCCTCACCTAAAGGCAGTTGCTCTAGGTGCTGCAGGAATCTATGGAATGTTTAAATTAATTAATTCACTAAAGGAAAAAGAAAGACTTGCTATTGAAGGTCTTGGAGATGCAGCAACAGTATCTGAAAAGAAGTTAAAGACTCTTGGAGATTTCTTTGGCATAGTTCCTACAAAGATTGACTTCCTCTCAAGAAACGATGGAACATCTACTGGTGCAACTCCCCAGCAACAAGCACAAATTGATACTTTACAAAAAGATAAGAATTTCCAAAAAGACTTTAAAAATGACATTACATCTTTAAAAAAGGGCACTGATGCACAAGCAAAACTGGTGTTTGATTCTATTGCTATTCAGTTGCGTGGCTCAGGATTTGCTAAAGAACAAATAGATCTTATAGTTAAAGCATTACAAGAAGAGTCTGGAAAGACTAAAATTAAGTTTGACTTTGCTAACATTGATCTTTCAACAGACAAAGGAATTTTAAACTTTGATAAAAACTTTGGCGCTGTTCTAAAAGAAATAGATAGTGGAATTACTCAGACATATACAAGAATGAAGTCTTTTGATCAAAAATCTGGAAAATGGCTTGGAGGTGTAGTAACCAATATATCTGAAGAAGCTAAAATTAACCTTAAGTTAGCTGGTGATGCAGCAACTGGATTTATAAATGGATTAAGAGCACAGCTAGAAAATGGTACTATATCTGCAGACCAGTTTACACAAGGTTTTGCAAGAATGCACTCAGCAATTGCTTCATTGCCAAAACCAGAAGCAACAATAATACTAGATGCAGTATTTGAATCACTTCCTAAAAAGCTAAGAGAGTCAGCATCAGGAATTACAGATGTTGCAAACAGAATGATTATTTTAGAAGGAAAAGCACTTGGACTAACTAGTTCACTAGCAGGTGTTATTGCTGCAATGACATTACTAAACTCACCAACTGTTTTTGGTCCAGATAATGCAATAGCAAGATATAATGCACAAGGTGTTATAGATAAATTTACTAATCAAATCACAGCAGCTAAAAAAGCTTTTGAGAAAATTGCAAAATCAGGAAATCCAGTAACGAACCCTTATAAAGATCCAGATAATTCCTCTGGCGGTAAAGGATTAACAGATGAAGAAAAATACCTTAAGATATTAGAAAAACAAATTAATGCTTTAGAAGCAAAAAGAGATGCTCAGAAAAAAATTAATGACGAGATTCAAAGAGAAATAGATTTAGTAAACAAACTAGAGGACCTTTCTTCTCAAGCAGTTAATGCAAAAATCTCAGGCAACTATATACAGGCAGCAATGCTTGGGCAGCAGTCAATTCAAGCACAGGCAGAATTTGATAGACAAACATATTTAAATACACAGCAAGAACCAATTGATCAACTTATGGCACGTAAGCAAGAGATTCAGGATGGTTCTAAGCTAACTAAAGCAGAAAGAGCTAAACTGCCTAAGAAGGCCAATGGAGGCCTCATAAAGGGTCCTGGAACAGGACGCTCTGACTCAATTAAAGCAACTATGGGATATGCTGGTGGAGGATCAATCCGTGTTTCAAATGGAGAGTTTGTTGTAAAGGCTGCATCTGTTAGAGACTATGGTTTAAATGCAATGAATGCAGTTAATAATGGAACTGCAAGTATCAGCACAAACTCTGGCGGTACCGTGTATAATATAAATATGCCTATTACATCTAATTCATCAGATCCAAAGGTTGTAGGCGATTATGTTATTAGAAAACTTAAGGTTGAGATTGACAAAAATAATAAGAGTAATAGGATTAATATATAATGGCTTATTTGATTGAATCTGGAATCCAAGTATCTTTAACAGGTGCCAACGGTACATGGCAAAAACTAACAGATCATAATAGATCTCCTATTAAGATTTCTACAGAAATAATTGAGTCACAGTCACGCATGGCTAACGGCAAGATGAGAAAGTATGTGGTTGCTCAAAAGAATAATATATCTGTCTCATGGAACTATGTTCCATCAAAGCAGACTGAGTGTGTTGATGGTTTCTACAGCGCTGCATGGCTTGAATCATTCTATAAAAATAATTCAGGTTTGCCAATTTTTATAAAGGTTGTATCCTCAGAGCTTGATACAGACCCAGCTTTTGGATCACTTCCTGCTGGAACATTTGCTACAGCCCAGACTGGATTTAAAACTTATAACGTATTCATGAATGATTTTTCTAAAACCATTATTAACAGAACACAGATTTCAGACTATGTTGATATGAATATTGAATTTACGGAGATCTAATGTTAAGCGTAGGGGCGTTGACAGAAACTCAAAGTACTGATATATTCAAAAACTCAGACTCAATTAAATTAACACCAGTAGTTTCTGCTGAGTGGAACCATAACTTATTTAATCCTCCCTACATAACAACAGCAGGAACTGGAGCAAAAATCTCTGGAACATTAACTGCTGGAACAGTATCTGATGTAACAGTAGGAGCAAAAGAAAACTTTACAACAAAAAGCTTTGCAATGTCCAGCGGTACGGGATCAGTAGAGTACACAGTATCTGGACTATCTGGAGTAGCATATAAAGTAGTTACATATGTAAAGACAAACAGCCCAATGCCAGTTATGGTAAATGCCTACGGTAAGGGATCAATCTCACAGTTTGGTTCTGAGCAAGTAGAGGCAAGCTCTTTGGGATGGACTAAGGTAATTACATATGTGGGTGCCTCAAAAACCTCAGATACTTTCTCTTCATTTGTATACAAGATTGTTGCAAATAGATTTGCAGAAGAAACAGAAAATCCTGTAGTATCTTTTACTGTACCAGAAATATATGAGACAACATTTTTTGACTATAAGAATGGATCTCTATTTCCAACAGATAGTGCTTTTACATACTTTAGACCAGGGGAGTCATACATATCTTCTGGCGATAGCAAGTGTTCATTTGGATTAAGATACAGAAGAATTGCGTCTAAGGCTTTAAGCACAGAAACAGCAACAACAATATCTGGAAAAGATTTCTTTGGAAACAAGTACATGCCCCTTACTCCAATTATTCAAAACCCTTCATTTTTTCTTTCATCACCGCCTGTAGCTGTACTTAAGAATGCATTACCAACAGACATTAACCCATATAGATATTTTGTTTCTGATTCATCATCAAAAAGCATAACAGCAATATATGAAAAAAACATAGTAACAAATAAGATTGTTCTAAAGGTTAATACCTTGATGACTGTTCCAACTTTAAACATATATATCAATGGTTCTTTAATTACCGTTGATGCGAGTACATCTATAACACCACTTGCAAATGCTGATGGATATATTAATGGACTAATAACTTTATATTGGACTGGTTCTGCTTGGTCTAAAACACCTTGGACAACCATGCCACAGTTTGACTCTGTAGGTGCTTTAACACTTACAACAACAATAAATAAAATTAGAGTAACTCAAATATCAAGATCAATCAATACTGCTTTTTCATCATACTCAGGAGACTCAGTTACAAATGATTTAAACAGAATGCATGTTATAGAAATATCTCCAAGACTAGAGGTTGACCTGTCGGATTTTGTACAAGATATTACCGTAAATAAATCTTTAGATTCAAACAACACTGCATTGCCTATATCATCAATAAATGCTAACGATGCAAAAATAACTTTCTCAGGAATACCAAGCATAAAAAACGGAGCAATCGTCCCAATTTTTTCAAGTCAAAGTGATAACTCCTTAACGGTTCTATCTAATATGTTAAGAAAGAATGTCAAGTTCTATGTTAACTTTAACCTACGGGACCATGTAGTATCTGGAACTACCCCAACAGTAGAAACAAACAAATACATACCTGCTGGAGTCTTCTACTCAGATTCATGGGAAGAAAATGATATAAGAGAAGTCTCCGTACAATCTTATGATATATCTAGATATCTTCAGTCACGACCTGTACCAGACTATGTTGCTAACTTAAAAACGGTATTTGAAGTTATAACAAACATTTTAGATCTAGCTGGATTTACAGACTATGACTATGATTCATTATATAAGATATGTAATAACAAGGCACAGCCTCTTGATATATCCTACTATTATTGTAATTCAAAAGACACTACGCTTGTTGATGCCCTAAACCAAATGTTTGTTGCTTATCAGATAGGTGCCTATATTGACGAGTATGGAGTAATGAAGTTCTTGGGTCTTTACGATATCCTAACTAATGCTTCAGCAGGACTTACTATATCAGAAGCACATATAGATCAAGGCGGACTATCCGTATCTAATAGAGAAAAGCCAGGAAAAGTATCTTTAAGATATCAAACTCCAAAAGTCAAACAGTCTCCTGCACTACAGAATGTAAAAGACCTTGATATTAAAAACTCACCTGCTTTTATTTATACTACATCTAATGATGTTGTCTGGCAGCAACAGACAGTTGATTCAGTTGGGTTTAATTACATAGATGAGGATATGACTGAAAACTCTAACACTCTTAATATTAATAGCAACGACCTGCTTGACATATTTCATACATTTAATATGGATACAAATGGCTATGTTGCAGTAGAAAAAGAAATTATGTCGTTTGAGTATAAACAGTACACTATTTCAAATAAAAGCAAAACTAAATCTGTAACAGTGTCTATTAAAAATAATCTTGAGCTGTCATCACAAATTAATAAGTTTATTAAAGAACACACAATTGGCCTTCAGACAAGCGATGGAAGTTCTGGACAAAATTATGACTATGACATACTTGTAGAGCCAACAGGCAATATTACAAATGTTCAGCGTGGAATGTTTGGAACAGTTCCTTCAGCTCATACAAGAATAACATCCTTGGCAAGTAAGGGTTTGTTAGAAAAAAATATTAATAGTTCTTTTGTTTTTTCTTCTAGTACTGGAAATACATTAATTACCAATAATTCTGACAACACTGCAGTATTACCAAATGTTACAAAACTAGGTCTACGTGCTACAGGAACTAACAAAACAGCCGTGTGTCCATCTACTGAAACAACAAATTCTTATAAAACATACTCTGTAAAATTTGACATACCAGACCAATACGTTGCAGCAGCAGGACTTTATATCAACCATAGCAGTACTGGGTCACCCAAGCCATTATTCGTAGAATTAATTAAATATAGCAAATACAAGCCAGGAACTCAAATTTTCTTTGAACCACCAGTGTATAACTACATGATGGCAATCTATGATTCATCAGCGATGTATGCATATACAGATGTTACTGGCGAATGTAATAATATTCTAAAGATGCTTCCAAGAGTTCTACAACTTGACGAAAATGCAGCTGCAGGCGAGCCACAATACAACTATGTTACTGATGAAATGTTTAATTTAAGAGTTGTTTTAAATTCAACAGATGGATCAGATGGAGAAAATGGAACGGCTCTCAATCTTAATACAGCACTATATGTTTATTTAAACAATACAGAAATTACAGGATGGCAAATTCCTGATACAACTGCTAGCGTTGCAGACTGGAATGCTACTGAAATTAATACAACTACGGGAATTAGACAAAAGCCAACAGTACCAGATCTGTATACAGAGTCAAAAAGTTTTGGATTCTATTCTTCAGTTTCTCCAAAAGCACTTCCAGGAATAACTTACCCAACACCACTTAACTTTGTTTACTCTGTTGCAAACCTTAGAGAAATTCATGCTACAGAAAAGCCACTGTTTGAAAGAAGCGCTGGATACTTCTATCAAGATAGAGAGTTCTTAAATGGTCTTGTTCAAAAACAACCATTATACTCAAACTCAAATACATACATGATGCAAACAACACCAGAGATCTCTGGTATTAATTATTACGATGTTCAGTATTCAACCCCAGCAGCAGTATCTGTTGACGTATTTCCTATCCAGTATATGATGTCTTATTTTCCAGGGAATACAAAAGAGCAACAGCAATACAAACAAAAGAAATTAGTTACAGAAGACTCTTTATCTTATTCAACACCTTTAAACACAGGCTTTAGAGCAAGAATGGCCATAGCCAATAGCTCACCTCACATGGTACTTTTGACAAAAGAATCTGACGAAGTTGTTAGAGTCACAATAAATTTAAACTTATGGACCCATGAGATTGTTGCCCCCTCAGATCCTGAAATATTAGAGGCAATCCTTGACCCATCAAACGTTAGTGAAGTAATCCAGCTTGACTCACAGTGGATACAGTCAAAATCAGCTGCTACTAAAATGCTTAAAATAGTTGAAATGGGTATTGATGGTTTTTCTACAACCACAACACTCAATATTTTTGGTAACCCATTAATACAGGTTGGTGACTTTGTTACACTTTCTTACAATTTGAACGGTATCGTCAGCCAAAGAAATATAGTAACCTCAGTATCACACAACTTTAATAGTGGCTTAAGTACAACCATAACACTTAAAAGGCTTAATTAATTCCAGGCACACGCTATGGTATAATTAATAGAATAGGAGATAATCATGCCGTATGTAAAAATATCAGACCCACAAGTAATTGACCTAGCCGCTTGGCACCAGGTCATCAATGTTGTTAATCAACATAGTGATAGCATTAGCTCAATCACAAACAACCTAGGTGGTTCTGTGCCAGAGACACTTGATTTTAATGGTGAAAATAACTTTGTTAATCAGTTTGATCCTGGAGCCCAAAAGATTCTTTATGGAAGAACAAAGCTTGATTCGGACGTAATGTCTTCAATATCTAATGATCAAATTTACTATGGTGATATTGATTTTGCAGTAAATGGAAACACAGCCTTTGCAGCTAGACCAATTGTTACAGCAACAATTCAGTTTGGTCATGCAAGTATTGCAGCACTTGATGATAGTCACTATGATTTTATATTTAATATATTTGCAGTTACTGCTACAAAATTTAGCTTTAGAGTTAATAGAGCTATCGCTGAACCAAATAATACAAATGCTGCAACAAGACCAAGTACAATCAACGCTTCATTTTATCTTAATTGGTCAGCAACAGGTCCAAAATAATTTGGTGACAAATTGACATCACAATATAGAAGCAACAAGTCTGTTGCAAAAAATCCAACTATATCTATTGATGTTGACGACCCAAGAGTTTCTTGGGATAAGATAAAACAAACACTATCTCGCCAAGGATCAGAAATTGATATAATTGGCCTTGACGGAAAACCATTAATTTCTGGCGGTGCAAATTTAACATCTGGCACATCTACATCAGATAATAATACTAAAAAACCTAAAAGCACTAAAGACCCTGATGTTCCAGGAAAGGGTGTACCACCACTAGCAGTAACTAATCTTGTTGGAGCATGGGGCCCAAACGGTGGTATAACATTAACATTTAATTTTGATACGGCAGATCTAGCAAATATATTTATAGATAGATTTTTAGTAAAAGTTTATGACTCTGAAACAGAAGATTGGACAGAGCTTAAAGCAGGATTTGGCTACCCTGGTTCAACATTTTTAAGCTCTGTGTCTGCTGCACAAACATTATTTTTATCAGCAAAAGATATAGATCAAAGCTTAGATATAAGCACAATTATATCAAACATAACTAAAGTTGCAGTTGCTACTGCTGACATATTAAATGTTGGTAATTATGTAGAAGCAAACATGCCAGCTTTTGTTTCAGATTTGCCACAACCAGAATTTACACTATCTGCTGGAATTGACTACTATCTAGTTACTCTTGATCCAACCAATATAGCTTTAGCAGTAACCAAAGGTTTTTATGGGGTAATTGTTGAAGAAAAAGTAACCACTGAAATGGTTAAAGCAAATGTTGGAGCTACAGGATGGGTTCAAGCAGCACCAATAAGTTCTGGAACAACGGTAGTAGTTTATACACCAGACGGATTACACCGCTGGGTCAGACTAAGATATGTTAAATCATATGGTGAACCATCTATATACTCAGATATAAAAGATATAACACCTCTTCCTTTTCAACCAACTAATACCAACCCACCAACACAGTTTACATCTGCAAGCATTGCTTGGTCAGGCAATGACATTAGTGTTTCTTTTGTCCAGCCAGCATCAAATGCTGGAACTACAGTTAAAGTAAAACTAGTACCATATATTAGTGGTGTAGAAAGCACATCTTTGTATGCACATTTTTATCATGTTATTGTTTCACCAGAAACATCATTTAAGATTAACTCGTTAGATCTTTATGGACAATTTGGAGTATACTATTCAAAATTTAAAGGGTATATAACATCTGTTTCAGCACAAGGAATTGAGAGTACAGGTACTGTAATTTCATCGGGACCAATAGAAAGATCTAATCCATTAGCGAACATCTACCCAACACTTGGAACACCAAATATCAATACGCCATCTGGAATATTTAGAGTTACTCCATCTGCCAGTGGATATATAGTAGACTTTGATATACCAGCAGGAGCTACAAGGTTGGAGGTTTATGAAAAATCAACAGCATGGACTACAATACCAGTAAATGATGATAATGTTGTATATTCTGGAACAAGTCCTGCAAGCATACCAACTGCAGACTATAATAAAAGATATGTCATCGTTCGCTATTATGATCAATATGATAACTATTCTTATTACAGCATGCAAAAGGCTGGACAAACATCTGGTGTAGAGGTTACACCAATTGATGTTGGGCTAGAGTCTTTAATTCAGTTTCCAATTAAAATATCTACAAATGGCTCAATCTTTGCTGGTGCTGGAGATCATACCGTTAACCCTAAAGTATTTTTCAATACATCTGGACTATTTGCTTATGATGCAGGTGGAGTTGCTACAACACAGATTATAAACGATGCACTTGCAAATACACCAACCTTTATTACACAGAATGCAAGAATTGCAGAGTGGTCAATAGATAAGCAAACTGTGGGTTTATCATCAATAAATTACATTCAAAATAATCTTTATGCTGCAACTAAAACTAAAGAATATGCTGGAATATCATCTAATGGAACATATTCGTTTTGGGCTGGAGCAAATTCATCATTAAATACAGACGGTTTAGCAGAGTTTTCTGTAAAGCCAAATGGTGAGGTTGTAGCAAGTAAAATAACTATTAATGGAAATGGAACTGGTTCAGATTTAATTCGTGCTGGTGGATCAAATTTTATAGTTACACAGGCAGGTGCAATTACAGCACGGTCTGCAGTAATAAAAGGAACCATTGAAGTTGATGGTCAATCATATTTTGATGCAAACGTAAATGTTAGAAATGGTTATTTAATTGCTGGTAGCGGTGGAGTAAACGTAGGACCAAATGTACAAATAGGTTCGTCTGGACTACAAGCACTTAATGCTTCTAATGCGGCAACTACAAAAATATATACATCGCCACTATCTGTATCTATAACAGACGCATTAACTGGAACTACAGATACAGTATCTGGAATTACTCTTTGGAGCAAGAAAGCTTTATTTGGATCTACAGAGTCATCAGGTTTTGTAATAACTGATGGATCTATTAAAGCAAACTATGTGACTATAGATTCAGCAGACCAGTCAATAATTTTAAGATCAAAAACATCAGCATCAACAAAGGGTATTGTTTTAAGAGCAACATCAGACACTGGTTATGCTATATCAGCAGGAAGTATTGCAACTCCATCTTCTGCTCCATTTTCTGTAACAACTCAAGGAGATCTAGTTGCTAACAGTGCCACAATTAAAGGAACAGTAAACGCCACTGGTGGATTTTTTGGAACAGAAGGTGGCACAAGATGGACAATTAATTCAACAGGAATAACAGCATCTGGAGCAGCAAAAATAGATTTATCATCAGGTGGTTTTATAACTGTAGGTGACTATCAAATTAAAAGCAGTTCAACAGATTTTACTGTGACACAAATAAGCAATGGTTTAAATTTAATGAAAACAGAATCAGTATCAGGTGCAACAGAAGATCCACTTAGACTATTTCTTGGTGATACTACTAGACAGGTTGAGGTTGCAAAATCTGCACAGATTTCTGGCAATGGAACAACATTGCAGTTTGGAGCAAGTACAACAGCAACAAATGCATATAGGTCTGGCGGTTTAAGAAACATGTACACTGTTTCACTTGGAAATGCATCATCTGCAATATATCCAAGTGCAGTAAAAGGTGACATGCTTTTGATATATGATTCAACTGATGGGCTATAGTTATGCCTATTTATTTAAAAACTTCTGCTTCAACTAATTCTTGGAGAAAAGCAACAAGCCTATACTTAAAAACATCAGCAGCCACAAATTCATGGAGAAAGATAGTATCTGCATATATAAAGACAAACGATGGCTGGAGATCTTTATTTTCTAGTCTTATTATTCCATCAATTCAAACTAGAGTAGAAGTCTCAACATCTGGCGGTATAAATGTTGGAAGTACCATAATGAATGATTCTAGCCCAATTACACTAACATCAACAAGATATCATTGGCTTAATGCAGATGGATTTACATATATTTGGCAAAAGTCAGCAAATAATGTAACTTGGACAAATATTGGGACTGAGCAGAGTACAACTAATCCAGCATCTAGTTCATCTTCATCTTCAATAACAAGAACTTTATCTGCATCAGACTTTACTTCTGGATCAGATATGTACTTTAGATTTGTTTTTTATGCAACAAATTCTACATCTGGCACTAGCAATAGTTCAGAAAGCTTGCCAATATTAATATCTTACTATGGAACACCTACACCAGCTCCAGGATCACCATCAATTACTGGTAGTACAGTTGTTGGAAATAATGCATCAGCAAATATTGGCACCTGGACAAATTCACCAACATCTTATGACTATAGAGTTTATTATACAAGTGGATTAAGCTCATACCCTTTGACTTACGCGGGAGTTCAATCTGTTTCAAATAAGTTTTTATCTGGTTTTTCAGCAGCACTAGTAACTTCAGCATCTCACGGGTATAAGGTAAATGATACTGTCATAGTTTCTGGAATGGACTCTTTGTTTAATGGTTCGCATACAATAACTGCAAAAACAAACAATACCATATATATAACATTGCCAACACCAACAGGATGGTCTGCATCTACAGCATATTCAATAGGAGATCTAGTATCATATTTAGGTGATGCTTATTATGCATCAATAGCAATGCCAGCACCTTCTTTATTTTCTATTGGAAATGCATATAGTGTTGGTAGCAATGCCTGGGATGGATTTACAAGATATAGATGTATACAATCAATATCTGCAGTTTCTGCATGGTCATCATCTGGTAATTATGCAACTGGCTCTGTAATTCATTATAATGGAACAAGATGGCAAGCACAACAAAACTCTGGTCCAGGATATCTTATACCAGGAACATCCACACCAGTTGGTCCACAAACACCATCAAGTGGAAATTATCTATATTGGTCAGAAATAAATGTTGCCTTATCCAACACATCTTATTGGCAAAATGCATACCCATATAATTCTTCTTATTGGACACTACAGTCTTTTTCAAACACAGTAGCATCTGGAACTACCACGGCACCAAATTACTATGAAGGCACTGTATCTTCCAGTACATCAATACCAATACCTATAACAACTTTTGCTTATAAAGAAAATATAGATTTAAGAGGAGCAACAACTAGCGGAACTGGTGCAGTACTTAACTTTGGAGTTAAAGCTTACAATCAAGCTACATTTTCACCTTCTGAGTATTTAGGAACGGCATTTATATATGGAGTTCCAATTTTATCTATAGGATCAATAACTCCAGTATACACAACAGCATCAGTGCCTTTTACATCATCTTATGTTTCTTCATATTTATTAAACCTTTATACTCAGCCATCAATAACTAATGTAGTTGGTGGAGCAAGCACAGTAACGTATTCTGCTGTAAACACATTTACATCTGGACAACAGGTAGTTATATCTGGAATCAACCCCTCTCAATATAACGGTACTAGAACTATTCAGTCAGCAACTTCAACATCATTTACAGTCAGTGCTAATATAACTGGAGCATATGTTTCTGGCGGTACAGCAAAAGTTACAGTGTCTGGATACCCATTAACAGTTAGCTCAAATACTTCACCAAGATCAATAACTGGACTATCAGAAGGAACCACATATTATTTAGAAATGACTCCAGCCAACAGCGGTACCACAGGCACAATGCAAACATCTTCATTTACAACATTAATACAGCCAACAATTAGCGGCATATCTGTTTCTAACACAACTCCGTTTCCAGGATCTGCAAGTAGTATATCCGTATCCAATACCCCACCCTCTAACACTGGCTCTGTATCATGGGCTAATGGATCAAATACTTCAGCAGCAGTATTGTACTCTGTCACTGGTGCAGGATCTGGTGGATCTTTTGCAGACCCATCATCATTATTGACTAGTGGAACGTTTAATGTAGTTTCTACTGGAACAGCAAATGCAAGCATTAGAGCAATTAATACATCAAAAACAGTTCATGCTACATGGACACAAACAAATGCACAAAGCTATAGATTACTATACACAGTAAGTGGTGTACCAGGAACACAAGAAATTACTGGAA